TAAGTTACAGTTACATCACCAACTGTATCTCCCAAGTCAACACAGAAGGTTACAGGCGTAGCCTTTTTGGGATTGTATATTCTTCTGCTTTGACAGTTAATACACTCCTCCTCTACAGGTAATTCAATGGTGTTGCCGCTCAGAACATATTCATTCATATACGGGTCATAACCCCCAAGCTTCTGAGTGTTGAAGTCCTGTATAAATAAATCTCTGAAGTAACTACGCATACCCAACTCAGATATAACAGTAAGCTGTTCGTTCTGACTATTTGAGCCTGATAGTTGAATTACTGCACCACGCTTGGCATCTGTAAAGAATTTATTAGACCCCCACTTCGCATAGCTCTCAGGGTTGTTACTGTTACCGTACTCCTCGATACGTGCAATCTGCGTACCCAACACCTCAGGGACAGATGATACTGCACCACCTCCTGTTGAATCAGAAAGTAAGTTCTTTCCTGTAAGTACGTAAGATATCTTATCCTCCTGCAGGGTGAGTATGTCTGTCTCTCTACCATCCAACAATGTAATGGGTCCGTATACATCCTCAAGAGCCTTGAAGTTCAGCAAGCCAAGGTTAAACTCGTTTAGCTTGTTAACATTAGACTCGTCGTTGTATACTCCACTGTACGTTATATCAGCAAACCTTCTAATCTCTCTGTAGTCTTCTGCCGAAGTGGTAGTCGTTCGATTACCAAGTTCAAGTGGCTTACCGATTATAGAGTCTTTAATCTTATAACTCTCCACACCATTACCAAAAGAATAACAGTTAAAGAACTCAGTAAGAATAATAGCAGGCTGTGATGCATTTTGATTCTGCTCGTTGCCTGTATGGAATCCTGTGGCTGTATCAATTGAATATGACGTAGAACTTTCATACCACACATCAGGTAAAGCATCCTGTGGCTGTGTTTCAAATACCAAAAGATTATCAGAACGAAGTATGCTAATTTTAACATTGATACAAGACTTTCTTTTTTTGCCAACTCCACAAGCCAACGTGCCTGTAACAATTAAACTTACTTCTCCAAAACCACTGCTTGTATTAACGTCATTTTCAAGAAACTGCCAATAGTTTTTGCACTCTTCAGTGGGAACACTAGCAGCCGATTGACCTAAAGATGTTTTAAGTATTGTTGGAATATATACATTTTCAGGCTCACATGCAGTAGGACTGTCAGTTCCTTTGGGTCCATTATTTAATAATGCAGCGACTCCGTCTCCTTCCCACCATTCAACAAAATTATCGTAATCTTGAGTGGCTGTAAGAGTTAAATCAATGTCAGGACCAAATCTTTTGCTACAAGCAAAAGAATTTCCCTTCCTTAAAAAGTCTGCTTTTATTTTAATACGAGAGCCCGATGGAATAGTGTATGTTATAAATGGGGCTGTTGTTGGAGTGTAAGGTGGTGGAGGCGTAGGACCAACATTAGGATTTGCTACAGACCCAATAGGTGTTTTAATTCTAGGTGCCACATTAACACCATTCTCGCACGCTGAGGCTTTGCCCGGAGATACAAAAGGAAGGTCAGGCTGCTCGGTAGAAAAATTGTTTACACGCATTTGCATATATACTCCTGCAGGAACAGCCACATCATTGCCTTCCGAGTCAACAGGTTTAGGAGAAATAAAATCCGCTTCCTTCGCTTCTTTGGCTAAAACTGTTGCTGTTTCACATCTATTAAGTGGACCACTTGTATCTCTTTTTACAATTAACTCATCCCCTGCTTCAACCTTTCTCGAGTTCTCTCCCTCAAGAATAAACCATTTAGTTCCTGATACAATATCAGTAAAAAATAAATTAGTATATATAGTTTCATAAGTATCCCTATCTGATTTAATACAAAACTTATACCTAGTAGCCCAAGATGGAGCTAACTGCTGAACAGGTATGGTTACCTTTATTTGATTGGTTAAGTCAGCATTGCCGCACGGAACATACTCTGTGTTATTTTTGCTAACTAATGCTGTGCTAGAGCGATTAAAGTTATCCATATACACAATGCCAACTTCATACCCTCGATTGCTATGCAAACTTTTTGGATTGCCTAACTCTCTATATGTGACCTTGAGATTAGATATACCATAATATTCAAAAGCATTACTTGCTCCATCCTGATATTTCATTGCAGGAATTTGAAGAGCAATAATGTTTGATGTAGGTGCTGAAATTATTGCTACCGGCTGCGGCAATGACCCAATTCCACTTGATACTTTTGAATACGTACCAAGAGTACTTGTAGATGCACAGTTTAAAAAATCAGTAAGCGTTATACCATTGCAAGATTGAGACACATCTCTTATGCTACTTGCATCATAAATTGAATAAGCCTGTGGGAACGAAGTAAAAATATCCCCATCTAACGTTAACTCAGTAGCTGCTACAGCAGTTACAGCCGCCTGCTGATTTGTTGTATTATTTGTTACAAAGTCACCGACCTCTATACCATTCCCCGTAAAGTTGGCTCCTGAATCTACTAACTTGTTAAGAGTTGTACTTGTATTGCTTCCTACAGACTTTAAAATTAATTCACCTATTCTTCTAATAAAGTTAGGGTCTTGTGCCAAATCATTTGGACTCGCAAAGTCTTGCTGAAGAACATAATCAAAGTTGATAGATGTTACAGGAGTTGTCGCACTGTTAAATGGCGCACCCGTACCTGATGCCGCTCCATCATGTTCTATTGTGAATGATAAAGATAGTTGAGCCTCCGCTTTGAGGTCTACGCCTGAAAGGTCTATTTGTAAAACACACGCGTTAGGTACAACAATTCCATTTAACGTATAAGTACCTGATGTAGTTCCACTGCCTGTTAGTTCAACTTCTCCCACATCTTGCGTAAAAAGAGATGTTTCGTACTCTAGTTTTATAGCATTACCATTCAAATCATTTAGGTCGTACTGCTCCACGTAGTTTCCGTACATCAGCCTATTGCCCATCAATGTTTGAGCCTTAGCCAATCTTGGAACATTATCATAAAGTCTCAGTATCTCAGAGTCAGCTAAAATTGTAAATACTTTGCTATTACTAAAACTGTAAGTATAATCTGTGTTGTTTGCTAATCCAAGTTCTGACTTGTCAAGCTTCTCGATAACCTTTATAATTCCCGTGTTCATATCCTTGAACAGCAGGTCTACACCAACTACTAACTTACCTCCACTGTTATACGTTATGTCGCAAACGTTGGTGGAGTTAACCATACCCTCGTTCAAAAAACTTTGCGTATCAAAATCAAAAGGCTTTGGTATAAACGATGGATTAGAAAATTGTGATGTGGCAGAATACTCATTGTCGCCATATCTATATCTGTAAGCAAAAGACACAAACCTTTCCTCCAAATAATTATTATCGCTTGTGCTCGTTAATGGAGTTATTGTTGGAGAGGTTACAGGTGGCTTCTTAATTACCAACAGTTCTTCAGGTGTAATTTGGTCTATGTTTGTTATTGGTATTTCATAAGACCTGTTTACATTTATAAACCTAGGTGGGTTCAGATTGTCTGTAAAGAACAGCAGGTCATCAACCTTGTTAACGCCTGTTATAAGATGCTTCTCATCAAAGTTTAGTGTGGTGTTTACACCACCTCCATCATCAATACTAATAACGTGGTATGTCAATACATCGGTATTTGTATTGTATGACATTATAAGGTCAAGTTTGCGTGTAGGAGGAACTACGGGTGGACCTGATGAAATTAAGAAATTAGGGTCGTGAACAAACCAATACAGTGTCTCGTCCTCTCCCTCCTCAAATGCTCCTATACATCTAGCACTATCAGACAAAAGCGCTCCGCCAAAATTAATAGAAGTCAAGGGGTCATTACCTTTTGTGTTCTCTACCGAACCAATCTCTGACTCCTCAGTAGACCCAAGCCTTACGTTCATCGCATCTACATACTCGCCATTAGGTAAGAGCCTCTCATCAAGGCTCTTGTTCATTCTACCCTTTATAAAATTTCTCTGCGTATTTGCCATACTACTTTATCCATTTATCTTGTCCTCTCAGGTTCATTAAGAGTCTTCCGGGATGTATATTGCTAATTCTAATCTTTGCGTTTCTAAGTAACGCTCCTTTACGTTTACGCGCTCTAGCAATGATGTACTCCTGTACGTTTAGCTTGGAGCTCAAGATAGAGTACTCGATGTAAGCGTAGATGTATTCCTCGAATAATTTATTCAAGCTGATTGATGCGTTGTTTCCACCCTCCATTCCATCAGACACGTACTCAAGTACGCATACTTGATTAGCCATCTGAGAATCAAAGTTTATTACGCCTCCCTTCTTGTTGATGGAGAACGTAGGGTTGGCGTTTGCTGTTTCGGTGTTGAGTCCATATCGTGCTCCAATAGCATAATCAAAATACCAATACCCATCGCAACAGTATCCCTCAAGACCATTGAAGGGGTTGCCTGAGTTTAGGTATATAGATTTTTTACTGCCTGTGATTCTATCAAAATCTAAGTTTGAGTTCTCAGGGCTTAATGCATTACCGTCTTGGTCAAACAGTATGCGACAGTCATTGTCCTGTAGGTATGCACTACTCCAATTAGTTTGAATGTTTTCGAACCCAATTGACAAAGTCGGAAGGCAGAACATATCGTAGTGTATTACAAACCGTAAGCTCAAGAATCTTAATCTCCTTGAACGCATCGTAGTTTAGTTCCTGAATACCACGCTTCGCGTGAAACAATACCTTGTATCGCTCCTCGTTGTTTACAAGGTTATGGTTGCCCGAGTACATTAGCATAAAGTTGTTTACTATGTCCTCTAAACTAACGTACTGATAGGACCCCCAATTGGCATTCTCGGGTGCGTTGCCATTGTTCTCGTAATATTGATATTGTGATATATAAGGCATTATGTTGTAGTTCTAACAGTTACTTTTTCTTCTTGGTCATCATACATTTCGGCAGCCTTAGCAAATTCTATAGCTTGTATCTCTCTGATTGACATTCCTGCGTACTGAAGAATCTTCATCACTAATGTTGGCTCGTCATCCAACGGTAGCTCAAAGTCTTGGAAGTCAGAGTTACCTTGGTCAAACGCAGGCTCACCGCCTGCTAAGGCTACATACGTCCACTTAGGGTCTTTAGGATATCTCAGGTACTGACACCTTACCATACCAAAGTCATTTACTGTATTAGGAAACAGTGTAAGAATGTTTTCGTTCTGAATGTATGCAGGGAACATACTCGAAGGCGTGGTAAGTAAAGAGCGATTAAGAAGAATTATTTTATCATTTAAAACTTTCTCCGCTTCATTAACACCATTCTGCCCATCATAGACAACATACGTTTCTCCACCAAGTGCATTAAATATAGTTTCACTTATTGTTAGTGTGTCTGATGATACACCTAAAACTGTAGCACCTACATTCGTTGTGGTGTTTACCACCACATCATTTATCTCAACACCCAACGCTACGAAGTCTACTGTGTTATCTGTCAATTGAAATGCAGCAGATGCAGAGGACGTGCCTGCAGCTAACTGAGTAGTGTAAACAAAAACATTATTAATAAAGAAGTAGTCGAATCCCGTAGTGGCTTCACTAGGCATAAAAAAACTAGTTCCTGCTATATGACTCAGGAAATCAAATCGAGAGAACGTATTGAGAACCTCCTCGTACCCCTTCCTAATATCCGCCAATGCCGTGCCCGAACGACGAGCATTCTCCGCGTTAACCTGATAGTTGTACTGATACTGATAGTCCTCAAAGATATCAAGTTGCGCCTGCTTGGCGAACAAGTTAAAATCGGCAGGTGAGATATATCCGTAGTTATTCTTGTTCAGCACCGATAGCACTGTATTTCTAACCGAGTTTATCATCTGCTAAAATATTTACCTAAAGATACAAAATAAAAAAAGGGGTCGCTTTGACCCCTTTAGTT